CATCGATGGATAAGGTTCGTTGGAAAATGCTTCTGAAAACGGCTGCTCGCTAGAAGGTAAAGCTGGGTATTCACCAGCAGCTTCAGCTATTCCAGCGCCTGGCAATAACATGCCACCAAAGTTTGCCATTTGACCTGCAGATGGCGCAGATTCTTCTTGCGCTTCAAGAATCATCCGATCGCGATCTATTTTGTATTGCACTTGATCAGCAAAATAGTCTTTAATTCTTTGCAGGTAACCGGCGTCTTGGATGTCGATGTCTTGCGTGGCCATTAGCGTCTGCCGTACAAACCAGAGTTTTGGTTCTTTATGACAGCTCCGCCCCTAGCGGCAAATGTTTTTACGTTGGTCGGCTTACCGCCAACACCCTGTTTCTTTGATCTTTTGCGGGAAACCGCCGAAGCAATTTGATTATTGCTCATTCTGGAAGCTTTGGAAGCTGGTACGCACTTGGGGTATTTTCTTTTGGCGTCTGCTTTTTGTTCTGACCGGCCACATTTATTGAACCCGCCACCTTCTTTGGGCGATCCTATATCAACCCAATTCTGTTTAAACCAATCAGTAAGGCCGCCACCCCTAGCCACGAGGTACTCGGGTCTTTTTAAGCTTGCTGTCCATCATGGAACCGCAGCCTCGACTTTGAACCATTACAGTCCCGCCGCTTTCAAAGAATCCCATTTTGTTCCGCACATTGGTCGGCAACTTACCTAGCCCTTTGTTGCTCGCTGGCACAGCTTTTAGATTTTTTTTAATTTCGCCTCCCTGGGCCGCGTATTGGCCACCCATTTTTTTGTATTCCTTGACCATATACGCATTGGCGTAGGCAGACGGGTATACATCAAATTTTGACTTGGCCTTCGACTTAGCCTTGGAATAAAGAGACGGATTTTTTACGTTGTCTGGAGTCCCGCCACTTTTCATTTTAATGGCATCCAAGGTTTTTGCTTGCGCGGCATGAAGACCACTGGCTTTTCTCAGCGCCTTGGATACTTTTTTTAATGTTTTCTTTGTCTTTTTTTGAATGGCCATCAATACATTATCAGTTGGTAGCGCTGTATTTGCAATGGTAAACATCCCAATTGCGCCTCAGCACCTCAAACCATTGGTCTAAGGAAATGACACAATTTAAATAGGGGTCTACCTCCCATTCGGGATTTATGGCGTACATGGGGATGCAAACCTGTATTGGCTTTCGGTTGTACCGAAAAATCAGAATGGGAATTTTTTCTCCGGCGGACTCGATGGTCTGCTTTAACCATTCCGGCTTGTAAGTCCAGCCATCCTTGTAATGCTTGCATTCAACCGAGTGAAACGGGATGTCAATGTCGGTGAGGTTCGCGGTCTGATATTGATCCAGGTTGCGCTTGCAGCTGAAATCAATACCCTCGAGCTCAAAAAAAATATTAATTTTTTTTACGACGGTCCTTTCAAATGTAGCGCCCTTGGTGCGGCTCATTGCTGACATGGAAGAGCAGTATACGGAGAATCTGAAGGGCGGTACAGAATTTTGGTTACTCTATGCGGCAAACTCAGCTATAGCTATACACCCACCGCAGATTTATATTTCGGGGGGTGCCCGCAAAAAAATCAAAGAAAACCACAGGAAAAAACTGACCCCAAGGGACCCCTATCGCAAGCTATTGATATACAAAGACTTTCTGTCGTCAGGTCGCAGTGTATACACACTTGCAACTTTTAGCAGTGACCCGTCTGCACAGAGCGGACACAATGGCGCGCGCTGGCGCATCACCAATAACTCTAGCAATATCAAAGAGTTACGATGATTTTTAATTGTTTGGGATTTTGGGGCTCGGAGCGGGCGACGGGCCCGCGCCCAGTCATATTACCTAAAAGTCTTTGTCGGATGGCTCAGTCTCTTCAGCGCCCAGAAGCTTTGAGAGCCGGTCCTTTATATCTTCCTTCGTCATAGTGTTGAGGTCCGCATTGATGTTGATGTTCTGCGATCGGTTGACGGACAGCCCAGCCAGCTGGTTCAGCTCCTTGATTGCGCTGACACTGGCGTTGTAGTGGCCTGACCCGAATGCTGTCTCGGCAATCTTCCACAGCATCGTACCCGTCTTCGCCGGCGTTATAGCATACCTCTCAGCCAGCTCGTCCTGACGAATGCGAACCGCCTTGGTGACATTCGGAAAGTTCTTGCCGTTCAGCATCTTGTTGGCGGCAGCACCAGGGAACTCAAAGCCAGCGTTTCGGGCGGCAACTGTCTGGCTGCACGCACCTTCGGTGTAATGCCACACGAAGCTCGCTTGCATAGCCGTTATCCCAAACTCCTCATCCTTCTCGAATGCGTCCGGCACGGCCACAAGTTTAGGCTTCTCCTTCTTCGGTCTACCCGCCATCTGAACTCCTGTTGCAAAACTGCTGCTTGAACATCTTCAACCCTTGCTCCTGCGTATAGACCTGCTCGCCAAACTCTGATCGCTCAGAGCAGTTCATCATAAACCATCGCATGAAATTTCTCTCATCGCTTAGCGTCTCGTCGTAATCAAAAACTAAATCCTCATCCATCACTCTCTCCCGAAATTAGGGGGTAGGGTACCCCTCTCTCCTATATATACGTTCTGGGCTGCGTATAACCACTGTTTTATAGCGTTATACTCCTTCTACATTATAGTATTATATATATAGGGTACTACCCTGTATGTAGTATTAACCCAGTAGCTATAAGGCTTTGAGCTCAGGTTACATCTCAAGGGTAGGGTACGTTAATCCTCCTCATCGTTCCTAAAATCACTGCTGCAAACTTTATACAAACTTGCACATTGCCAGAATGCACACTAATGCAGGGTGTCCATACCCCCGTCTGCCACTATCACATTCGTCAATTCCCGCACGATTTCGCAGCCCAAATCCTCACAAATAAGCTCGGCTTCTGCCCGCGTCTCCGCCACAATGTGCGGCCCAGTGTAGTCGATTCCTTCCCAGTTGAAGATCGTCAGATAGACCTTCGTGCCGCTCATCAATTATCCCAGCTCTTGTATCCAAGCGCTGGAGAAAGCTCTTGTCCGGGCGTGGTGTAGTCGAGGTCGTATATCTTCTTGCCGTTACTTTTCCTCGGCTCAACGCCGTTCATTGCTAGCACCCGATTGGCGTCCTTGAAGTCTGGTATCCGTGGGTTGGCAATCCCTAAGTCACGCAAAAGCTGGGTCATCTGCACCGGCTTGGTGTCCTTGCTGTCAAAAATAACGTGCTGCAGCACCAAGTCTTCAACGCTGGATTGCGTGCGATAGCCCTCATTCGATCGGTCAAGCATCTTCCGCTCATCGGGTGTGAGGAACCAATTCTTCTGCCCAGGCACATAGAGCGTCTCTTTCACCTCGGCCCACAGCTGCTGCATATCAATGCCGTGGTTAAAGTTGATCCGCTTCACGGGTATCACCCAAAACCTACGGTTTCCCGACGTATCGGTGAGGAATTCTCTGGCGTTGACACTGGCATAGAATGCGGTACGTCTTTGATACGTTGTGCTGGCACGATCGTAAGGCAATCTAAGCTCATCATTCTTGCTGGTAATGAAGGCCTTCAGCTGATCTATGTCGGCCTTCTTGAAGGTGGACTCAATCTCGCCGAGCTCTACTATCCAATGGCTGACGGCACGTTTCACGCTGTCCTTGTCGGTTGGGTTGAGCATGGCACCTTCCAAGAGCCAACCCTCGTCATAATTGGCAAGCCGCTTGAACCACAGCGTCTTGCCTAATCCTTGGGCTCCCTGAAAGACTAGGATGCCTTCAAGCGAAACGCCCTTCTCCTCACAAGCTGCCGCACAACAGCTTATCAGCCACTTCTTCATCAGCATCTCTTTGAGAGCCTCATTCTCAGGGCTGCCAATGGTGTCCAGAAACTCCTGTAACCGTGAGCGCCCGTCCCATTTTCTTGATTCCATCCACGCTTTGACTGGGTTCCACTCAATGGCCAGCACCTTTAAGTAGTCTCGAACCTTGGAGTGCGGGATGCCCATCTGAATGCAGCGGTGCTCTATTTCTATCAGGCTCGCCTCCTCCTTCATATCGTCAATGAACTTGGTGTTGGGTATTTCAATCTCCATGCGCTTCTTGATGACATTGTATAGGCAGCTCACGCCATTGACCGTGAGAACGCCCTGTATGTTGTCCTTCGTGTTGAGGTATCGGCCGGTGCTGCCGCGTACAAAGTCATAATCGACCGGTACGTCAATGTTTTTCAGCGTTGGGCTGACGATCTCGCCCTCCAAAGCCTTTACCTGGTTCTTGTGGTCGTTGTAGTCGCCCTTGGATTCCGGCATGAACACATCGGCCTGACCGTGCAGTTTGCGGATCGTTTGGCACGCCTTTATGGCCTCTTTTTCGCCGGTATTGGAATCGGGGTCGTTGTCGGCAATGAAAACGAACTTCCTGTCGTTCAGGAACTCAAAAACCACCTCGGCAACCGCACTCAGGTTGTAGGCGTCAAAGCACACTATCACCGGCTGGCTAAAATCTTGGTGGTAGCTTGCAGCTGTCGCATAGCCCTCGGCAAAGTTGATTGTTGGGCTGGTTTTGAGCACTTCCTTGCCCAGAATGAAAAAGCTACCGCTTTTTTTAGAACCAGTGAGGAATTTCTTGGTGCCATCGGGGCTGATGTATTGAATACCGACGATGGTCATCTGTGCGTCGTGTAGGGGCATCATCAATAGCCCTTCTTTGTTGACCTTCAGGCCACCGTAGCTGAGCACTCGTTTTTTCTCTAAGTAAGGGTGCTTCTCGCACGGTTCTGCCTGATCCCAAAGAAACTGCGCGCGTTTAGCGGCTTTCGTATAGCTTTCCGCCTTTTTAACCTCGGCTTTGCGCTGCAGTTCGGCAATTTCTTCTTGATGTGCCTTCGTCATCTTGAAATTCTTCTGATTTTCCGGCTTCCAGATGCCTGTCGGGTCGGTGGCTGACACACGGTAGTCGCCGATTCGTCCGAACGGCACGCTTTGATCCAGCCAGAGCTGATACCAGCCAACCAGCTTGCGTGCCCCGCCGACATTGATGTAAGCGCGTCCAATGCTGCCATCCGTCACCAAACCTTTCTTGGGGTCAGGCTCGAGTCCGCTGCTTTGCAAAAAATTGCTGAAATCG